AGGATCTACGATGCCAATAGCCGCAGTAAACCTAGCTTCATTGTCATAGCTTACGGGAATCTGCAACAGTAAAATATCATCGCTGGCTTTTATACGCCAAGGAGTTTCTACTTTAACTGCACTATGCAATGTCTGCCTGTCAGTGTTGGGGATTTCGCGCGGCAACAGGGGCTCTGTTTGTGCAGGGCTGTGCCAGCTGACGTAATAATCAGTCCCGCCAAACGTGTATTTGTCACTCTGACGCTTGAACATAAAAGGAGTTTCCCAACTTAGATGCTCTATGTCCGGCCCAGTTTTTATCACAAAATCAGCAGGAGCTCGCATTACAAATCCAGTCCTAACCAATTGCTTGATCGCAGGGCAATTTAATACAATTTGCTTTCCTTGGGAAGGCTGATTCCTATCTGTAGTAGCTAGACTGTTCCAGTCTCGCTCCACTAATTTTGACTGAGTTACGGGATAAACAAGGGCAACATTCTGATCTAACGAATAGAATCTTACCCAGCTTTTTTTCTTTTTAAATAGACTAAACATAGAGATATTTACACGTTATCTGCACATATTACACAAGTCCTGAAAAATTCCAAACTGATAAATAATAGGACGAGGACCTTATAGAGCTATGTCTAATAATTTTAACAGTATACGATTCTTACCCAACCACGATGCAGTTACCTTAAACCGTAAAAGCGCAAGTCGAGGGGAAGTATTCTATGACCCATCTACAGTATCTTTAAGGGTCTATGACGGTTCCACGGTGGGCGGATACCAAATTTTACGTTCAGATTTTTCAAATATTCAAGGTAGTTTACCTTCTACTGCTTTCGGCAATGCCAGCATTAGCAACGCAAGACTAGTAAACAGTTCTACAACAATTGGTACTACAGCAATTAGCCTAGGTTCGGCAGCAACAACTATTGCTGGGTTAGTCAGTGTGACATCAACAGGATTTACCGGAGCATTAACTGGTAACGCTAGTACTGCAACTAAACTAGCAACTGCTCGAAATATCAACGGAGTGGCATTCGACGGTACAGCAGATATTACCACAGGTGCTGGTTCGTTAATCAACGGTGCTTACACAGTTAGCCTCGGATCCAATGGAGGCTTGACATTGCCAGGATATCTTACATCCGCAGCAGGTCTGCCATTAAACTTATCAGCCTCGACAGGGTCGAACGCCACTTTAACTAATGCCAGCGGCAGCAAAGGAATCTTTGTAACTCTTACCGATGTATCCATAAACAACGAAGCTAATACTTGGTCATTTGGAACAGATGGAAAAATATCAATGCCGGGCGCACAATTTGGTATCTCTACTGGTGTATATGGATTTACCTTAAATGCTGATAGAGCATTCACAGTTACAGGTATTGCCACAGGCAATACCGCAAAGACATTTACTATAGGTGCAGACGGTAACGTAACAGTTCAAGGAAAAGTGACGGCTACAGAATTAGATGTTACATCTTCTGGAGCGATAACCGCAGGAACAGTAACAACCGAGTATGCAGTTATCAATGGCTATGCGACTATAAGTACTAAGCCGACCACAAAAACACAAGTAACAAACAAAGCCTATGTTGATAAACGATCAGCAGCAATGGCAGTAGCACTGAGTTAAATCATTCGAGGAAATATTTAAATGTCAAAGAAACAGATTTCAACATATAAGTTTGTACCAGGGAATGTAACTCCCTCAACAAACTTATATCCAAACCTAGCAACACTAATTTACGAAAATAGAAAATATATCATAGCAGAGACTATGGCATACATTACCTATAATTCAACAAACAACATTGCTCCGTTTGCTTACTACACCTATGACAGTGCTAAATGCCAAAGAGATATCAGCTACATCCTCGAAGGATATCTCAGCGACCTAAAGAAAACAGGTAACATCAACACAGTAAACAACGCTTCTAAATATTTTGAATATGGTCTTCCTCAGATTGACGGCAATAGACTTCCGGAAGTTTATGCTCACACATTTATCCTTGACTTAATTACCAACAACATCGCAACCAGTGTTGCATTCAGTGGACGTCAAAATACATTTGTTCAATATAGAAACAATACACTAACTCCAGAACCGGCAGGTGTCGCAGCCATTACAACATTAGCTAACATTATTATCAACGTTATTACTAATGGTCTAAGTTCATTACCAGCAAAAAGTACGAATCGTGGCTATTTAAAATTTCCAGGTTTCTACAAATTAAAAGATATTTTATTAATTACAAATTCAACTCGCAACGAAATTCTGTACAACTTTAGTGATTCAGATACAGCAGTTGATCTAACATACAGTGAAGCATACGACAGCGATTTTCCTGCCGCACTATACGGCCAGGAAAAGATTACTACCATTATTTTCAACGTCGATACTAGTAAGTTCCTGATCACCGATCAAATGCAGATCTTCGTCGAGGGCAAATCACAAGAAGTAAGATTAAATTCTATTGCAACAGATGCAATGGAACGTATGAAAGTTGGTATTCCACAAAGTATGTTGGACGCTGACTTTGAATATGGATTACAGCCAACTAAGTGGCAGACAATCTCTATGATGAGAAACTATCCGTCTGTTTACGAAATTCCAGGTAGTGATGTTCCGATTGTATCTGTAGTTACAGATGCATCTGCTGGTACAAGCGGTATTGGATCAAGTTTAATCACAGTTACCACAATTTCGACACACGGTCTAGCAGTAGGTGATGTGTTTACTATCAAAGCTCTAGCAGCGTCTGTAAAAGGATTTGGTCGTGCAGAAGGTACATTCCTTGTTAACTCTGTGCCGACAGTAACCAGTTTCACATTCTATGCTAAATCAAAAGTTGGTTCAACTAATCCGACTACACTGAGTCAGACATATACACAGGTACGTAAGGCAGGGTTCTATACAGGAGCTTCAGTTGGGGTACCAAACTTCAACGTAATTTCAAACGGTCAGAGCGGCACAGTAACAACCAGCTTGATTACACCTACTGGCTCGTCGGTATTTGGTTTTACAGGGTCAGCACCTCCGTTAGGTTCTCCAGTTTCGATCTCAGGAGTTCCGACAGGTACGCAGGTTACTGCGATAGTTGGAACAGGCGGCACAGTAACAGCTACACAGCTAACATCGGATGCAGCAGTTAGTGATAACACAATAGTTGTTAAATCAACAACGGGCATTTCAGCTGGCTTGGTAATTAATCGTGGAGATGGTACATCGATAGCAGTTACTGACATTCAAGGTAACACAGTTAGTCTCAGCGGCGGATTAACTTCTACTATTAAAGGAACCAATGCAACCTACAATAACCTTACTGCTAATTCTGCTACAACGATTGACGGTTCGGGTGCAACATTTGACATTTCTCGTTTAGACACTGTATATGCAGTAGCAGCTGGCAACAGTAATGGCTCTGGATATGCTGCTGGCGATACACTGGTATTTTCAGGAACCGTACTAGGTGGTGCAGCGCCAGCTAATAGTGCAACAATCACAGTCAATACCGCAGCTGATAAGAATACTGTTACTGCATTTAATGTTGGAACACTGTACGGTGGTACTGGGTATTCAGATGCAACGGCAGTAACTACATCAGTAGCCCCAGCAGATAGTGCTCTGGCAACTGCTGGCACGGGCCTGACAGTTGACATCACCACAGTAGGTGGTGTTATCACTGCCGTAGCAATTAACACCCCAGGTAAAAATTACAGTGTAACTGATCTTATTACCATTCAAGGCGGTGATGCTAACGCTACGATCGAAGTACAATCTGTAAGCCTAGGTGGTGATATCATCAGCTTTAGTATTGTTGGTACTCCGGTAACAGCCCCAACTATTAACTTTATTTCTTCAATTGCATTAAACGACTATACCACAGCACCAATTGCTGATGCATCAACAGTTAACTATACCTCAATCGCACAGATTGAAGTTTCATTTGCAACAGCACACGGTTTTGTACCAGGCGATTCGTTAACTATTGCCATCAACAGCAGTGGCACAAACGCACAATTAGCGGCAGGTGGCTTCTATATTGATTCAGTACCAACTTCAACAACTTTGCGATACACCGCACGTTCACAGGGCAACATTGCTAATACATTAACTGGTATAATTTACAGTCGTCCAGACAGCTATTTTGTTCACAGACCATATGATGGTGGTGTACAACTAGGTACCGGCGGACCAAGTCACGGTGCTACTGCGATTCGTATGAGTAAGAAATACATTCGTTACCAATCTGGTAAGGGTGTTATGTACAATACTGGTGCTCTATTTGCTCCAAGTTACGACCTAGCAAGTTTGTCAGCTACTGGAACAACAGTTGGTTCAACGATTACTCTAGCAACAGATGACACTGATCACGGATGCCAGGTTGGTGCACAGATTATTATCACTGGTGTTACTACTTCTGGTTACAACGGAGTGTATACTGTATCTGCGATTGTTGACGAAAGAACATTAAAATTTGCAGCGACACAAACACTAGGATCAACTACTCCAGTACTAGGAAGTCCTTGTCAGATGTCTATATATCACTGGCACGGTGCTACGATTCGTTCAGGTACATTTGATGACCAAAACGGTATGTTCTGGCAGTATGACGGTATTAGAATGGCAGTTGGCAAGCGTTCATCGACCTTCCAACTTGCTGGTACTATTAACATTGCAGCAAACTCTAACGCAATTACCGGGTTTAATTCGAGATTTACACAACAGCTAGCCGCTGGTGATCGTATTGTTATTAAAGGTATGAGTCACGTTGTGTCTAGTATTACCAGCGATACAGCAATGACAGTAACTCCAGACTATCGCGGTGTTAACGATGTAGTCGGCGGTCGTGCTTGTAAGACACAGGATATTATCATTCCACAATCAGACTGGAATCTAGATCCACTCAACGGCTCAGGACCAAGCGGTTATACAATCGACGTAACAAAAATGCAGATGATTGGTATGCAATGGACTTGGTACGGTGCTGGATTTATTGACTTTATGCTACGTGGTCCAGACGGCAACTATGTATTTGCACATCGCTTCCGTAATTCAAACGTGAACTCTGAAGCATATATGCGTACTGGTAACCAACCTGTTCGTTATGAAGTTATTAATGAAGGTGCTAAAGATCAACTAGCATCAAATATTAATGATTCAGTTACTACTATTCCGTTACTCAATGCCTACTGGTTCCCGAATGCAGGTACTGTGTTAATTGATAACGAACTAATTCGCTATACAGGAAACACTGGAACAAGCCTAACAGGATGTACTCGCGGTGCTACAATGACACAGTTTGTGTCAGGATCAAACAGAACATTCCAAGGCAGTACAGCAGCCAGCCATTCAGTGAGAGCTGGTGTTATTCTAGTATCAAATACAGTTACTCCAATTATCAGCCACTGGGGTTCTGCGTTTATGATTGACGGTCAGTTTGACAGTGATCGAGGCTATTTGTTCAACTACTCAGCAAGTAACATTTCTGTATCTATTGATAAAAACACAGCGTTCTTGATTCGTCTAGCACCTAGCGTAAGCAATGCACAAACAGGCGACCTAGGAGATAGAGAACTTCTAAACCGAGCACAGTTATTACTACAAAATATTTCAATTGCAAGTGATGCAGTCGCTGGATCAGGCGGTATCGTTATTGAGGGTGTGTTAAATCCAGCAAACTATCCAACAGATCCAACTAAGATTACTTGGGTTGGTTTAGCATCACAAGCGACTGGTGGTCAACCTAGCTTTGCGCAGGTTGCATCAGGCGGTTCTGTAACTTGGTCCGGCGGTGCTTCAACTACAACTGGTACTGTACAAGGTGCATTTACAACTACATTAACTGCAAAATCATTTGCAGCAAGTACACAGACATTAACTGCAAGAGCATTTAACGCAACAACACAGTCATTAGTTGCTCAGTCGTTTGGTACATTAGCACAAAGCGTTACGGCGCTTGGATTTGCTGCTAGTCAACCATACGGTAACAACACCTATGTATCTGCTTTAAGTACAGCACGTACTGACATCTTGATCACTAACACGCAGTACGATGCGTTAGCACTAGTTCCACAGCCAGGTGATGCAATATCAGGCGGTAGTTTACAGGCAAATACAACTATTGTCAGCGTAACAAGAGCCTATGCAGGCGGTGGTGGTAACACATTATACACACGTATTGTGCTAAGTGCTGCTCCAGCATCAAATACAACTCCGGGTGCTGGTAACAACAGTCCTTTGACTATTACAACTGCTTACAGCAGCACATATCGTTCTGCTATCAGTGCAACACGTAACGATTTCTTAATTACTACCGCAGCATACGATGCTCTAACAACACCGATAGCAGTCGGCGATCCAATCGCTGTTGCTACTTTCCTTACTGGCGGGCAGACAATCGCCAGCTGGACTCGAAATTTTATTACTATTAATGCAACATCTTACACTCGAATAGTAATGAATGCAGTGGGTAATAGCACCAGTACTGTTGCTGCTACCAACGGTGCTCAGAACGTAACAACAACATTGACCAGTTCAGTTGCTGCAACCTATAACAGTGCGTTAAGTACAGCAAGAAGTGATTTCTTGATCACGCAGGCTGATTACGCAGCACTAGGCGGCAATTTAAGAATCACCGATGTATTAAGTACAGCAAGTTTTATTACAGGTGGTCAGACTGTTTCGAGTGTTACTCAAAACTATACAACAATCGGAAGTACAGTCTACGCTAGAATTGTAATGACTGCGGTAGCAAATTCTACTAGCACAGCTGGCGCAGCAAATACTGTTTCGATAACAGCAACATCAGCAGCTACCGCAACCTATGGTAGTGCTATTAGTTCAGGTAGAATAGACTTCTTGGTAACAGATGCACAGTGGGCTGCTAGTGGTATACAGGCAGGTGATTCAGTAAGTGTTGCATCATTCCTTACTGGTGGGCAGTCTATTAACTCAGTGACTACTGGATATCTTACTATTGCATCAACTAGCTATACCCGTGTTATTATGAGTGCGAATGGTACTTCAACATCAACTAGTGGTGGTGGCAACGATGTTACGGTAACTGTTACCGCAGCTGGTTCAGCTGCAAGTTATCAAAACAAAAACTTCTTGTTCTTTGACAGTACAAGTTGGTTAGCATCAGGAGCTACTGTAAGTACTCGAGTATCATCTGGCGATACTAAATTCCCAGCTGGTACATCTGTAAGCGCAATTACAACTAGAACATTTGGTGTAACAACTGTCTATCGTGTAACATTTACACAGGCAGCAACAACTACTATTAGTGCGGCCGGTACAATAACGTTTGCGTTCGGTGCGCAGTATGCGTTACCTGGAGAACAGGTATTCTCGTTCATTGCGATACCGGGATCGACAGTTGATTTGGATTTGAAAGAATTGAAAGAATTAACTTCAACAAGTATCGGCGGACGAGGAACATTCCCGAATGGTCCAGACGTATTAGCTATTAACGTGTATAAGACCACAGGTAGTGGTACTGTTGCTAACTTGGTTCTACGTTGGGGTGAAGCGCAGGCTTAACGATATGGCAAACTATAAAAAAGCCAGTGTAATAGTTGTAGCGGATTCTACAGCCGCTGACACTATACCCAACAGTGCCAGTGCAGCCGCAATACGCTGGACTGTGACTTCAGATCAAATCAATTATGCAGATACTGGCACAACTGCACTAGACAACCCACCTTACGGACTTTACCAGTTTAAGATACCCTACACAGGTTTTTATCAAATTAACTTTAGTCTAAGCTGGCCTGCGACTACTACTAGCGGATTCGCTGTGATCCAGAAATTTGTACCTGATTTTGCCTTGCTCGCCACATTGTTCAATGGAGCGCAATCAGCAAATGAAATACTTAATGCTAGTCGTGTGATCAAGTTAACAAAAGATGATCAGATTGGTGTGTATTGTACACAAACTAGTGGCGCCGCCCGTATACCCACCGCTACACTCAGCATCATACGTGTGGGCAATGCTAGTTAATGATTTTCACGCCAGGCTCGAAGTTTAGTATCAATGCTCTGTCGTAGAGATTTAATTTTTTCTCTATAATCGTCAACTTCTTGCCCAGGGCGGCTACCAAAGGTAACCTTTTCGTGTGATTCATCTAGTGCTTGAACAACTCCACGTAATGCCTGCAGTTCACTGTCTAATCCCGATCTAGTAATATCGTCTGAGATCTTTGCAATCTCTGATTGAAATCTTTCATACTCTTCAATAAATCTTTCTGATTTAAGCAGTGGTGTAAACATTATACTAACTCCAATATGGTATCGATCTTTGTTCTGATCAGTTGATTATTTAATGTTGCTTTAAGTCCTGGGTGTAGCTGCTTTGGAAGATGATCCAGATCACACCAGGCCAATGTAGGAACTACAGAAGTTAAAAACTCGCTGTCAGTTAGGCAGACATAGGTGCCATATTCAAAACCTCGGTCATCACTGAGATACAACTCAATAGGTAAAATTCTACCCTGACTGTACTGTGTTAACAGCACTTGAGCATCATCTAACAGTATGTTTTGCCTAGCAAACGTAGGTACTGTCCATTTCTCATTTTCAAGAATTAACAGTATTCGTCTAGTTGTTTTGGCTAAGAAAAGTAATCCGGCACGTTGTTGCATCAGTTACTTATTAAGGATCAAATCTGAAACCCCAAAAACCTGGTGAGTATTCACCTTCAAACGCTTTGAGCCATTCAGCCCCTGTCCAACGATACTTGATACCTGTACGAAGATTTTGTACAATTGGTCCAGTTGCATAGGCAATTGGGTCAAATACCTTAATCCATTTAGCACCGTCCCAGCGTATAACAGTATTAGCTTCAATAACTGGATCGCTGCCGTTTAAGTTTTTCCAGGCCCTAGGACCTTCGTAACCATCACGTGAGCTGCCATCTAGCGGATCTACATCACGAATAAACCCACCAACGTTTACACTATTGTTTACATCATCTAACATCAAGTATCTTAATGTAGTTGGTATTTGTGCCTGTGAACCATATACTTCAATAGGATCGAATTTATAAGGATCAATAATTGCGTCAATAGTTCCTCGACCGCTACTGATGTCATAGCCGACATCAGTTTCTAATTTACCTGTGTTGTCTATCAATGTGTTGTGCGGTAATATTTCTGGTTCGAAAGTTACCACAATAACACTTGGGTTGACAGGGTTGATCGCAAATGTTCCAACGATTAATGTTCTATTAGGTTGTTTAAAGTATACTTGACTACCCGGAACTAGAGCACCACCGCTACGATTACCTATAATAGTATTCCAGTCGATCATATCACCAATCTTAGTCATTCCTTGATCAACACCGGTAGTTAAAATTGGTTGATTTCGATCAGCCACTGTGAGATCATAATCATAAGGCTGACCGTTAGTTGATTTAAACAATAATACTTTATATCTTTCGCTGGTAGTTTGGAAATTACCTGGCACATTACCGTAGACGAGATTTTCAAGATCAGTAATATTGCCGTCTTCGGTAAACGCATTATTGATAATTGCTTTAACAATACCAAGGCGTTTGACCTTTGCCGGAGGACTAACATAAATTGGCATATTGAAATCTAGTGAACAAATATCAATTTCACTTTCTGCACCTTGCGGAATCTGTCTCGAACTTAACGAAACAGTATCTAAATTAAGCACGGTTAAACTAGTCCAGTCAATATAGTTGTCTGTAGTTTGTAATTCTAAACTGGGATTAAACAAGACTAAGATTTGTTCTAGTAGTTGTAATTTTTGATCAGTATTGCTAGTCCAAATATCACACTTCATTGTGAGTTTAAACGGTGTTGGCATTAGACGTTCGATGGTATAATTGCCACCTTGCACATTTTTATATTCAACTAATCCTGTTTGAGTATCTTTGGTGTATGCACGTTCTCTAATGTTCACCTTGCTGACAAACGAAGGATCACTTAGTCTTTCTTTATCAATTTCTAATCCACTCATATAACAGGAAATCCTAGGAACAGTAGGCATTTTGTTTTCGCTGTTCTCTCTAATCACGCTGGCAACCATACGGGTCATATCACCGTACATTACAGGAACGTGACGTTCTTCTGGAACATCTCCACCTGTTTTATATTTGAAACCTGTAAACACACGCATAAACTGTGTTACATAGCGTCTTATCTGACCGTCATAAAAATAATCCATTACTCGTCCGCCTGTGGTCTAAGTGCTTTAGATAAACTTTGTTTTTCTTTAACAACATTGCCATTGATAACATCTGTTTTTGTATTATTAATGAATGATGTTTTCTGTGTAAGTCTTGTGTCTTTACCTTCGAATCTATTTCCTGAAGCTGTGTCACTGTCACCTAGATTGGTCATTGTCATACGTACATCATCTTCTATCTTGACCCAATGTGCGCCATCAAAGCGGAACAATCGAGTTGGTAGATAGTCTGTTCTTAAACAGAACTGTCCTCGAACTGGATTGATCGGATATGCAATACCAGAAGTAAACGGAGCTCCGTTACCGGGTATACCATCACCAACAAGATAGCCTGGATAGTCATTATGGTCTGGAGTAAGTTCTTGCGTTGATGCATTAAGAGCATCAGCATTGTCGCTCGACGCATCATATTCTGACAGGGTATTGTTATCAACAGTAACTAACTCTGCACGTCCGGTCAGTGGATCTGTTTGTAATGTATAGTATTTTGTAGTATCGTAGCCTGCTGCTGGAACATCGGCATCTGCTTGATCGAGAACTGCCTGTGTGATCTGCATTTCTCTTTCATAGGTTGACATAATGTCGCGTAGTGTTTGATTGCTGCCTTCACCGGCAGCACCGTCAAGAATCTGTTTAAACTCTTGACTGTCAACTAGAGGTTTGCATTTTGCACGATATAAGTGCGGGTACCAAGTTACTGAAAAACCTTCCGCAGCGCGGTTGACTTCTTCAATAACATAAAATCTTTTTAGAGCAAACTGTAGATCGTTAAGAGCATACTCGTCTTTTAAGTGAGGTAACTCAATAACATCACCGCTCATTATTTTCCTACCTAATTTTTCCACAGTATCGTTAATATGGAATGTCATAAAGACTGTGTCATTTTGTAAAAATAATCCAAACTGACTTAGGTTAAAGTCTATATCTTGGATGTTATAAACACCTCTCAATAGGTATACATCTGGGTCGTATTTACGATCACGATTTTCTAAAAACAGCAGATCTTGTATCTGTGTTTCTTTTGGACCGCCGATATAGTTTGGTGTAGAAGGGGAAGCGCCAGCAGATGACGATCCGGGCCCTATATACTTGTGTACTAGGACGTCAGTACCCCCTACTTGAAACATCTCCCAAATAGTTTTATCGATGAATTTGAAGTCGTTGCCCTTTTCGGGACGGTATAAGCTGAGTCTTGGCATAGTAGTATATTTACCGTTGTAATAAATAACAGTATGAGCCAAATAGACCAATCAAAACAATCAGTTTACGACTATTGCAAAGCTATGCTAGGCGATGGTATGATCGACATCGAATTAGATCCGATCCACTATGAAACCGCATTATCAAGGGCATTAGCTGTATTCCGCCAGCGTAGCGATAACGCTGTGGAAGAGAGCTTTGTGTTTTTGACCTTAGAAGTAGACAAAAACGAATATATTTTACCTAAAGAAATACAGCAGGTTCGACAGATTTTCCGCAGAAGTGTTGGCAGTAGATCTGGCAATGGGCAAGGCGGCACAGTATTTGAGCCATTTAATATGGCCTACACAAATACCTATTTGTTAGCTTCAACTAATATGGGTGGCCTGCTAACCTATGAATTGTTTGCTCAGTATCAAGAACTGGTTGGCAAGATGTTTGGTAGTTACATTAACTTTACCTGGCATTCACAAAGCCATAAATTAATAATCCAACAACGTCCACGTTCAGAAGAATCAGTGATGCTAATGGTGTACAATGTTAGACCAGACTTTTCTCTTATTGAAGATACCTATGCAGGACAATGGATTAAAGACTATTCGTTAGCAAACTGTAAAATGATGCTAGGGCAAGCACGTGAAAAGTTTGCTCAAATTGCTGGCCCACAGGGTGGCAGCGCATTAAACGGTGCTGCTATGAAAACAGAAGCTCAAGCCGAAATAGATAAACTGATGGAAGATCTCAAAACTGGTATTACTACACAGGGTTGGGGTTGGGTAATTGGTTAAATTCCTTTGACTTTTTAATAAATCTATATTATAATAGTCTTATAGGAGACAATTATGATTATAGGTATATGCGGTTTTATTGGCAGCGGCAAGGACACAGTCGCTGACTATCTAGTTAACTTCCACGAATTTAGACGAGAGAGTTTTGCCAGCACTCTTAAAGATGCTGTGGCAAATGTCTTTGGCTGGGATCGTACTATGCTAGAAGGCCGTACTAAAGAAGCACGTGAATGGCGTGAACAAGTAGATCCGTGGTGGGCAGAACGACTAGCAATGCCTACACTAACTCCACGTTGGGTGCTACAATACTGGGGTACTGAAGTATGCCGCAAATCATTCCACGATGATATCTGGATCGCCAGCCTAGAAAACAAAATTCGTAACTCAAAAGACCACGTGGTGATTTCAGATTGCCGCTTTCCTAACGAAATTCTAGCAATTAAAAATGCAGGTGGAACCATTGTATGGGTTCAACGTGGGCAGTTACCTGAGTGGTATGAACACGCTGTGGCAGCTAACAAGGGTTCAAATCTTGCTATTAATGAAATGAAACGGCAGGGAATCCACGCAAGTGAATGGGCTTGGCTGGGCAGTAACTTTGATATCGTTATTGATAACAA